TACACCCAAGCATTGCCATACACCTTGGCATTGCCAGACACCCAAGCATCGCCATACACCCAAGCATCGCCAGACACCCAAGCATCGCCATACACCCAAGCATTGCCATACACCTTGGCATTGCCAGACACCCAAGCATTGCAGTCGTGCGACAAATTATTTTCTTTTTCAACATATCCGCCAATATCACCTGCTGTTACATTTCCAAATGAAATGAGTGCTTTTATTCTGAATAATTTTTTGCCATAAAATAATATTGATTCTGTTGTTAATTCATATTTTTTCATATCTGCTCCTTTCTAATCATCCCATTCATCATCCCTAAAAGGATTGAACGGACATTCTGGGCAACGGCATATTAATTCGCCATCATCATCAACATAATAATCATCACCGTATCCAGTACATTCGTAACAGTAATCTAATTCGTCCATATCTGCTCCTTTCAATGCCAATTCTCGATTAAAAACATTATCCATACCACAATGAACATAGCACCTGCTGCATGTAAAAGGGCTTCAATCAGTTTTTTCATGGTTGCTACCCCCCTAACATTTCTCCAGTTCCACCGCCTAATTTATTTCTGTGCATTGGCTTTATTTCTAAGTTATTACACAACAGATTCAAAGCACTCTGCACTTCCCAATCTTTTAAAATTTCTTCCTTTGTCGATCTGGTCTTATTTCTTTCGTTGTAAATCCTTGCAATTTCTCTCGCAACTTTCTTTTTACTGATAAATCCTATATTTTTCATGGTTGCTCCTTTCTTCGCATAACCAATTCAAAGTTAGTATTTGGATATGAGATAGAATATTCTTGCTTTCCTACCATGTTTCCTATGAACCATTCAAACACAACCGCTATCACATCGTCGGTCACATCTTGCTTTGCTCCTACCCACATTTGCTTTTCTGTGTCTATCGTTCCATGATAAATTGTGTTTGTTAGCGGACTTACTCCAAAACCTTTCTTTCTTGCCATTATTCACGCACCGCCTTTCATTCGTTCTGCAAGTATCAAAACATCAATTTCCGTGAGAACCGCTTGTGTATTCACATCTGAATATCGTGCAATCTCTTCTTGCATTACCGATACGAAATCATCAATCGCTTTCGAATAACCTTCATCATAACCTTTAGCGTATTGATCTCGGTCATACTTTAAGGCTTTCAGCAGTTCTTCCTTGTCTACTACTACACCGACATTCACGACGGCTTTCATTACTGCGTTGTCATATTCCATATTGATCTGTCTTGTAATCTGGTCTGTCATTACTGTAATCGGGCTTTCGTACATATCACGCACCGCCTTTCCGCATGTCTGCTCCGCAATTACTGCAAAATTTATGGTTTGGTGTACCCCAATTTCCGCAAACTGAACAAGTCCAATAAATGCTATTCACGCTCATTTCTTTACCAATACCCATTCTGTGAAATGCTTCCATGACACCTATGTTTGGACTGTTTTTTATCCATTCTCCATACACCACTGGAACAGCTTCGATTGTGGGCTGTTCTCTCACAATCATTTTTGCTTTGAAAAAATTTGGTGATGTCATGTCTAATTCGCATTCTTTTTGCTCTTTTTCCAGTGCTTCCATCAACACACTTCTGCTTATCAAATCACTCATGTTCTTCTCCTTCTTCTTCAACTCTACGATAACCGCACCATGAATGCTTTGCACCGCACTCATTTTTGCAAAAATCAAACTCGGCATTTACGTTTATACACCTCATGCAATCAGGATCTTCGTCATAAGCTGTGTGTGTTATGTATCTACTCATGTCTAAAACCTCCTACCCATGTCTTTCGCTAGTTTTATTCCTACTATCGAAACCAGTATCCACAATATTACTCTCAGCATTTTTATTTTCCCCCTTTTTTATTATTATAACAAATAGTTATATTACTGTCAACCAGATTTTTCCATTTTTTATGTGTATGTGTATGATTATACACATTCCCGAACCCACTTATACCAAGTACTTCTACTTACACCCAGTACTTTACATGCTGCTACAGCACTCATTTCTCCAGCATCCACTTTCCCCTTATACTCATCAAACTCCGGGTGGATATCCATTTTCTTACGACCTTCTTTGTAATCCGGGTTATTTTCACGAGCCACCGCTTTTCCGGCACTCGTTCTTTCTACGATCATATCTCGCTCAAATTCTGCGAAAGAAAGCAACACGTTCATTATCAATCTTCCGGTAGGTGTATCTTCTATTAAACCCATATTCAAAATATGTACGTTAATACCCTGGCTAAGCAGCTCCTTTACCAACTTACTACCCTCACCAGCACTACGAGCAAAACGGTCCAGCTTACACACAACCAACGTGTCCCCCGGCTCCAGCTTTTCCAGCAGTTCCGTGAATTTCGGTCTGTCCATTTTCGTACCGGTGAACGCTTCCAGGACAATCTCTCCACACCCAGCTTCACGCAGCTTATTCTCCTGATCCTCTAAACTGTTACCATTCGTAGCCTGACCTTTACTCGATACACGACCATAACCATAACGCTTACCCATTATTCTTCACCTTCTTTCTTCTTGTAAATTTTCACATCGTTGCGGTCCTCATTATCTACAACGTAGCTTTCTTTATCACCAACCTTATTTCGGATGATTAACTCGCAATCCATAGCACCCAACAGCTCCAAAAGTTTTTCAACTGTCATCGTTTTGCTTTGTAGACGATTCGTTACAGCACTTGCTGTTTTGTATCCAAGTTTATCGGCTAAGGTTGCACCACTCATCCCTTTTGCTTTCATTAAGTCTTTTACTATTTTGATTTCATTCATTTTTGTTGTCCTCCTTGTTTGGTATGTCACTACTATAGCACACGTTTTCGTGTCTGTCAATAATCTTTTAGAGAAAAAATACAAATTCCTTTTTAAAATTTTTCTCTGCTGACGGACATTGCCCGGCGAGGTTGGGATACCCCACATCCCCCCACGGGGACCAGTTCGAGCCGGACGACACAATGCAAAGCCAATACAAACTAAATGTGTGTTTAATCTCTTGAATTTACACACACTTAAAAATAAACACGAAAACGTGTAAAATCTTTTGAAAACCTATTGACAATAAACACGAAAACGTGTATATTAATCTTAGAAACACGAAAACGTGTATATATGGAGGGAATAAACATGATTAACGTAACACTACAAAACAGCCGTGCTATTAGCGGTCTACACTTCACAACTAAGCACTCTGGTAAAATGGCTGGCATGGTATCTATTAGCACTTCAGTAACTACCAACGAGCGATGCAAAAAGAATGCCGAAATAAAAGGTTCAATCTGTGAAAAATGTTTCGCTGCCAAACAAATGAAAATATATCCTAGTATGGAAAACTGCATGGTAGAAAACCAACGTATATTGACGAGTAGCGTTTTACCGATGGAACTACTACCAACGATAAACAACTTATATTTTCGTTTCGAGGCTTTCGGGGATCTAAACAATGATATACAAGTAATTAATTACTTTAATATGTGCTACAAGAACCCTCGTGTAAAATTCGCACTATGGACTAAAAACCCGGATTTCATAGCGTCGGCTATATCACAAGGATACAAGAAGCCAGAAAACCTAAACATCGTACTATCATCGCTATTCATCAATAAAGAACGTACAAATATATTTGATTTCGTTGACAAGGTGTTCACGGTATACGATAACAATTTTATAGAGGAAAACAACGTGGAAATAAACTGTGGTGCTCGGAACTGCTTCGACTGTGGTTTATGCTACGAAAAGAATAACGTCACAATCATCAACGAGAAATTAAAATAATGTACATAGGAAAATACGCTGGACGCGATAATTTAGGGAAACCAATATTTATTATTATCTTAAGGAGGAAAACACAATGAAAGAACAGATTTTAAAAACACTTAAAAGCTATTTAGAGGTAAACCAAGATGTATTATTAGATTCCGAAATCGAAGACATTAGAAAACAAATCTCTCATATTGAGGGTGAAATCAAAATGGAAAAGCACAACGCCTATATCAAACAATTGAAGGATTTCCGAGACCATATGTCAAACACGTTTGACGTGTTAATGGGTGATGCATGTACAGATGAATCTGTAGATATCTTCTATCGTTCCGAATTCGAAATCAGTTTTAGAGGTAAAACAGTGAGAGTTATAAATGGAGCTTCTATATTCCAAAACATAGAGTACGCTTTAGGTGTCGAAATCGAAGAACAATCTTAAGGAGGAATAACAATGACATATCAAAACATCAAAGCTGCAACCGCAATCTATACGGGTGGTGGGATTTATATCTACTACGGACAACTTGAAAACGGCTTGTATTTCCGAGCTTGCGACGACTGGGAATCTATTTCTATATGCGACGCTGACACGAGCCACGATGACGCGGACTATTGCGAATTTTACGACACACACCAAGTAATAGAAATAACTGGATCCAACTTTAAAACGGCTTTCAATGCCGTTTTAAGATGGATTATAAACAACGAACCCGACGGAAACTATTGTATTACTGAACTAGAACACAGAATTTTACCATAGGAGACAATATATTATGACACCAATAGAAACAATCATCTATATAGCAATGTTAATCTTAGCTGGCTACAATGCCGGAAAAATACACGAAATATCTAAAGGAGGCTGGAAATGATAATACTACTAATCATCTTATACATACCGCTTGGAATCATATTTAAGCTAATGCAAAGCTATATGAAATAACGATTTAAACCCCCGTAGCACGTTTACGGGGGTTTTTATTATGCCTATCGCTAAAATCTCTGTATGAGCCTTATACGCGATTCGGGGAGTAACTAAAACTGGACTAGATCCAGTTATTTTTATATCCAAAAATACCGAAATCGATTTTAAGGCTGTTTACAGCCGTTTTAAGCGATTTTAGCATTTTAGGGTATTAATATACCACCCTTGCGATAAAAATCGATTTTAGACCTATTGTAAGCGTTCTGAGTATAACTATTTGTTATATACGTTACTGCCCGGAACACAGCAACCGGAACCATACTTATGACACCGGTGTCATTTTTAACCAGAAATCGACCAGGAAACTGGCTGCTTACCATAGCGATCCCCATAGTCGTTTCATAGTCGATAGTCGATAGTCGATAGTCGTTTCATAGTCGTTTAAGGTGTCCAATAAAATGGACACCTTTTTTAATTGTGTTCGACTTTCCCAAAAATCGGCAAACTACTCTTCTGGCAATTCAGAGTACTTATCCTCCAGTAATTTAGCATCGATTTCCGGTATAGTCGTCTGATTAGGAGTCAACACATACTCCTGCTTATCCTGGTAGCCAAAGTTGTTTTTGCCAAGGAAAATACCGCTAACCGGATTAATCTTACCATTCATCATATAGTCTTCCCACAGTGCTTCCAGCATATCATACGCCTCCAGAATAATAGCCTGATGGGTTTCTGCTCGAAAATTCCCTTGTTTCCATTCCCAAAGAGTAGTCCTAGGAAGTTTCAGAGCATTCAAAAAACCTTTAACAGTCGGTTTCACATCATTCTCTACACACAGCTCAAAATACAGATGTAGTCGTGCTCTAACCTGCTCTGGATCTCTCCTATCGATAGGAGGCAGATTCATAATCTGCATAGCATGAGACAGAAACTTAGTATTATCGCCTGGTTCTACATCCGGGAGTTGAGCATTTGGAAAATTATTTTTCCCACCTCGTCCGGTAGTCGGTTTCATAGTCATAATCACATAACCTCCATAATGGTGACAGATGGTGACAGAAAAAGTGTCATTTTTACTCTATATACTTTTCACCATATTTTTTCTTATATATAGATATTTATTTATCTGTCATATCTGTCATCAAAGTAAAAATAATAATAAAAAAGCCAGTAAAATCAAGGGTTTTCGAGGGTGACACATGTGATGACAGATACCCTCTTTGGTGACACATCATCTGTCACCTTTTCCTATATCCACGTTCATTTTTGCTCCTATACGGCTCAAAGTCATTTTTTGACACCAGTTTAAACTCTCGATGAAACGCAATACTCGACTCGGATTTTTCGCCGGAGTCAACGCACCACTGACGATACTTGCCGTAAAGCTCACTATTGCTGATAGTTGATGGAGCGTCGATCTGGAAATCCTCATAGAACACCAGGATAGGATTAGAAGCACGTTTAAAGTCGGCAAGCAGAGTCTCCTGGTCATAGGTTTCCGTAAAATAGCCCACGGTGTTGAGGAGTTTATAGCCCTCGTAAACCCAGTTAAAAATGCCACCGCTGTAAAGTTCCTTGGTAAGTTCGTCGAGAATATCCACGTTCTTAAGACGCTGATACGGATTGTTCGGATCAGGAAAGTCGACGAAGCTGACGAGGAAATCCACGATAACCAGACGACGAGTAAGACCGTCCGAAGTATCGCCGGACTTGAGCTGACCGTTCATAGCGAAAATAAGTTTTGTCCGAGGAGTAAAGGAAACGTACTGCTCGCCCTTGTAGCAAGCGGAGATAGTTTCGCCGGAAGCGATTTCCTTCATAGCTTCCTCCACGCCGGAAAGATCGGATTTAATTTCCCCGGCGATATTTAACAGCGAGTCCTTGAGCAGTATTCGCTGAAAGTCCTTAATGAGTCCCAGCGGTTTGATGTTCGTGATATTCGCCGATCCGAACAGCAGTCGTAGGATTTCCAGGTATTTAGTTTTACCGTTACCACCGGAGCCAGTTAAGCAGAATATTTTTTCGTACCGTGAGTGTGGCATGAGGACGTACCCCGGTATGAATTGTAGTATTTCGGATTTAACCGGATCGCCGGCTGTAACATCGTCGATGAAGCGAGACCAGGACCGGTAAGTGGCGTCCGGGTTGTACGGATAGTCGGCTTGGAACGAGCAGTAGTCATTGGGATTATGCTCACGGAACACACCGGTATTAAGTTCCAGGGTACCGTTGATAAAATTCCAGACCGGCTGAGTATTAAAAGTAACGTCCCGGAGAGCACGGGTTTTTAACAGCTTGGTAATAGCTGACACCCGGTTAGCCGTAGAAAATTCACCGTAGGCGTTATCAGCGTAGCCGGAAATATGAGTATCGGTAAGTCGCTGCCAGTAGCCGGATTTGTACTCGTAGAAGCCGACAGCGTGGATATACACGAGGTTGTGCTCACGCAGGATTTCGTCAGCGACGATAGTTTCCGGTGGTGCCGTAGTAGCTGCCTTGAACAGCGATTTTAGGCGAGCCGGATCGTAGTCGGAGTAGCGTATTAAGTGTTCCAGGAGCGAGTCCATAGCGGAACGCTTAGTACGTCGAGCCACGGTATAGATGAATTTTTCCAGAGCATCGAAAGTCGGCTGCCGGCTGGCGATATACTGGATACCCGGTTCTGCTGTTTCGATGATCCGAGATAGATTACCACCGGCAGCGTAATATTCGCTGATGTCGTGGTATGGTGTAGGGACCGTACCGACGACGAAAGGAATACGGTTGGTAGTAAGTATTTCGGACATGGTGTGGCAGAAAGACTCGCCGGCGTGAGTGGTTGTATCGTTGTCGTAGACGATGAATACACGGCTGAATTTACGAGCAACGGACAGCACGACTGGTAGTTGTTCCTTGGAGAATCGTCCGGTGATAGCGGATAGCACCGGATAACCTGCGATCTCGAAAGAGGCTGCATCGAAATAGCCCTCAGCGATAACGAGTGTATCGTGGTCACGGTTTAGTGTTTGTAGTCCCCACGGAAGATGTTGGCAGTGTTCGTCACGGCGTTGTTTCATGTACTTACGGTCAGGGTAAGCTGAGTCCGGCATGGCACGAGTGGCGTAATAGCAGACGTAACCGTCGTGACCGGAAAAATACGGTAGGAATAGTCGTCCCTTGAGGGAACCGTCCGTAACACGCCCGATCATAAGACGAGAGATGTCGTCGTCGGATAGTCCACGCTCGTGTAAATAGTCCCGATCCTGATCGGTAAGCTGGGAGTGATAGTACGCTGTTTTAGCGTTCATGTTTTGGGTATACTGTAACCACTCCTCGGTATGATCGTCGTTGTCGTTCTGTACGCCGGTGATTAAAGCGAGTTCTCGAATAGCTGCACCTCGATCACCGT